ATGATGTCTTTTGGTGAAGCATCTGATAATAATTTAATGGGTGGTGCAAAAAAGTTTCCAGTTGCTATGGCAGAGAAGAGAGCTATGAGTCGTGTTGTCCTTAAAATTGCAGGGTTTTATGAGCAAGGTGCTTTTGGTCAAGATGAGATGGTAGATTAGTGAATGATGATTGGTTAGATGAGGTTCTTGATGGTAAGCCATCTGAGATAACATTATTTCAAATGGCTACCATTGAAACCAGATTACATAGGTCTGCAATACCCTTAGAAGAACAGTCGTATATCATAAATAATTTAGCAAACTTTACAGAACAAGAAGCTGATGAAATTATTTTAGATATATTACAAAACCAAGTACCATCAGACCCTAAAGACCAATACAAATTAATGGCTAGAAACGGAATGTTTGATGACAAAGAAATATAAATTTTCACATATCAGAGAAGCTCATAATGAGTTTGAAGCATTTTTAAGAATTAAAGGAATGTCTACAAGACAATTTTCTTTTTTACTTGATGTTAGTGAGGTAACTGCCAGAAGATATATACTTGACACAACATTGCTTAGATACTATCACATGAATATTATTGCTACACACTTTAATATGAGTGTAAAAGATGTAATAGATATAATAGAATACGATTTAAAATAATAAATATGAACGAAGAAAACAAAACAAAATTAAAATTTAGTCATTACTTTCATGAAGTAATAATTAAAGAATTAGTAAAGAAATTTAATGTTGAAGAAGACCAAATATTTTTAGGATCAAGAAGGAAAAACTTTATACAAGCTAAACGTATGTATATTTTTGTTCTTAAAACAATATTTGATTTAACACTACATGAGATTGGAGATATAACAAATTTGCATCATGCATCTGTACTGTATCACTACAGACAAGTAGAATTTTACCAAAAAATCTATGTGCTTGACTCAGAACTGTATAAGAAAATTTTAAGTAGAATAGAAAGTGTAACATTAGATGAAAAGATTGATGCTCTGGAAAAACAAAACAGAGTAAACAATTTAGAATTAACCAAATTATATAACCTAAAAAAACGTAGAAATGACAAAAGAGAAAAATTATTTGCCTAGTAGTATTAAAGAAATTAAAACTAAATATGGCTCTATGCTTGTAGCTAACTTTAAAATGGAAGAGCTTAAAGCAATAGAAAACAAAGGGTGGTGTTCACTTGTAATATGTGAGAGAAAAGAACCATCTGAGAAGGGTGCTACTCACTATGCATATGAGAATACATACGAGCCACCTAAACAAGAAACAGTAGACAATACTGAAACTAAAGATGACTTACCATTTTAAATAATATAGAGAGGGAAGGTTGGCAATTTTGCCTTAAATGATATTAAATGTTTTTGCCTTCTCTCTCTTTTTTTAAACTATGAAACAGAAACCAACTTACTATGCTATTATATCTGCAGAGGTTAGATATGATAAAAATTTATCAGCTAATGCGAAACTGCTTTATGGCGAGATAACTTGCCTTACTAATGAGAATGGCTTTTGCTTTGCAACTAATAAATATTTTGCTGATCTATATGACAAGAGTAAAGTAACAATTTCTAAGTGGATAAGCGAATTAGTCGCAAGTGGTTATCTATTAACCAGTTACACATATAAAGAGGGTACTAAAGAAATTGATAAGAGGTATATAAGTATTCTTAAAGGGGGTATTAAAGAAAACTTAAAGGGGGGTATTAAAGAAAACTTTAAGGATAATAATACAAGTATTAATAATACAAGTATAATAAAAGAAAAAATAATAAAAAAGAAAAATTTTATTGTACCTAAAGTTATTGAGATAAAAGATTATTGTCTTTTAAGGGATAATGGAATTAATGCAGAGCAGTTCTATGATTTTTATCAGAGCAAAGGTTGGATGGTTGGTAAGACAAAGATGAAAGATTGGAAAGCTGCAATAAGAAATTGGGAAAGAAACAGAAAGAAAAATGATAAGGGTATGAGTAAAATACATTCTCATCTGCAGAAAAATATGAATGTAAAACAAAAACTAAAACAAAAATATGAAACTAATTAAAACAATGAATAGAGGTGAATTGGTTATAGGATCAATTGACATATTAAGTAAAACCTACATAGAGTTAGGACAGCATAACGTAGAAGAAGAAACATTAGAAGTATTGGCTGAAAGTTTAGCTGATGATTTACTAAGAGTATATAAAAACTTTTATTTTGATGATGCAAAAAATGCTTTTAGTTTAGGTGTTAGAGGACAACACAATGGCGATTTTATACATCTTAATGTACCAACATACATGAAGTGGTTAAGAAAGCATAAGGAGTTAATATGGGATGCTAGGTCAAAAGTAGATCAAGGAGCTGACCCTAGCAAAGTATTACATTACAGACCAGAACCAAAACAATTAACAAATGGATAGAGAAGAATTACAATTAGAATTACAAGATAATCAATGCTTATTAGCAGATGGCTTTGAAACTGCTCTGATAGGAATTACTGATGGCATGAACCCAGTAGCAATTTATGATACATTTTTGTGTATAAAAGTTTTAATGGAAGAAGGTATGTCTGAGATAGATGCAATAGAACATTTTTATTACAATGTAGCAGGTGCTTATGTTGGTGAGAAAACACCAGTCTTTATAAAACAATTAACAAATAATTCTTAATAACTATATTTTGTAAAAAATTAAGTTTAAAAAAAAATATTAAGTTTGTAATATGATTTATTTTTTAATAGGAGTTTTTATTTGTGGTTTAGTTAAAATTTACTTAGACAACAAATTATCTTACTATGAGAACGAGCAATTATTAAAAAATTTAAACAGAAAACAAAAAGACAATGACAGAAAAAAGTAAATATTATTATGAGTGGGATAGAAACTCAACATCAACAACAGTAAACCCTAAAATGAAAATGAGTAAGGAAGAATTAGGTATAGAAGAAAAACACATAACAAGAACTGGTGGGTTATTTCCTACTGGTACTAGATCAATGGATGCTAAGTCTGACAACAGAGTACCTGACTACTACAAAGGTAAGAATGGTTATGAAGCTAGAATGGTTTGTGATAATTTTGACTTACCATACCACCTTGCTACTGCAACAACTTACATCTTACGAAGTTATCACAAGCATGATACTCCTGTTGATTGTTTGCAGAAAGCTATAGCTCATTTACAATTTGAGTTAGAAAAAATTAATCGTAATGCAAAAGCCAATCTTTAGAGTATTTGTAAAATACAATATTAGAAACAAAGGAGCTGCAAGTAAAGGCAAGAATGGTGTTATAGATACATTTGCATTAACAGACAATATAAAAACGATAGAGAAAGATGAAGAGATACATAATCGCATCTGCTATCTAAACAAAAAGAAATTAGATAAAGTAGTAATAACAATAACAGATGTTGAGGTTGAAGATCAGTATGGGTTTACAACAGATAGATTTTAATTATGCCTAAGATAAGAAAAATAAGAACATCAGATAGAAAGGATAACAGAGGTGGTGGTTATTCTAAAAGAAAGTTTACCTTCCAAGAAGCAGAGGGGATAAGGGGGGAGTACCATAGGGGGGGTATATCAGTTTCAGCACTTGCTCGTAAATACGAAGTATCTCAACCCCTCATGTACCAACTAATCAAAGGTACAACCTACAATGAATAAAGAAGCAACAGTACAGTCTGCATTTTGTACATACATTAAGTTGCAATACCCTACTCTTAGATACTGTGCCAGTTTAGGTGGTATAAGAACCTCTATGAAACAGGCAATACTTGCTAAAAAGACTGGATATGTAAAGGGTTTTCCTGATATGCAGATACTAAAAACAAACTCACATTATTCAGGACTCTTTATAGAAGTCAAAGCAGATAAGAAATGCTACCCATCTAAACATCAGAAGGAATGGATAGAAGATTTAAACAACGAAGGGTACTATGCTGTTGTTTGCAAAGGTCTTGATGATTGCATTGAAACCTTAGAATGGTACATGAAACTGCTGTGAAACTGCTGTGAAACTGCTAGGTATTTTGCATAGGGCATTTTGACCACGATTTTCCTAAATCACTTATTATCATACACTTATATTTTCTGACATATTGTCTTATTAACATTTTTATAAACATTATGTTGATTATTAAATATTTTTTTATATATTTGTCAAAAAAACAATTAAAATGAAAATTAAAAGCGATACAATTATACATTCTGATAATTATATATGTTGTAACATTTGTCAGCATGAGGAGATTTATAATGATAATACTACTGGAGTTTGCACTATGTGTGCCGATAATAGAGTTATAGATAATATATGGACAGAAAAACAAAGGTATAGCGACAATTTGATAACAGATATTAATGGACAAATTAAAAACAATTAATATGTACAACTACGAACAACATTTTATAGATATGGTAAGCAAATGTTGTGGCGATACTATGGAAGAGATAAACGAATTTTGTTATGCGTGTGGTAATAGATCAAATAACGAGATAATAAATAATGGTACTTATTGTATCGTATGTAAAGAAGAGAACGAAGTTACAGAAGAGATAGTTTGTAACTCATGCGAAGAAATTTGTGAGCCAATTGAAGAATATGAATACGATCAATTAAGAAGAGATGAACTTAAAGAAATGCAACGTGATTGCCGAGCTTAAACAACAACAAGAACTAGACAAATTGTATAAACAAAATACAATAGAATTGAATGACTATTTTGCATATAGTGGAAAACAAGAAGTAAAAAATAAATTTACCAGAATTTACGAAGATTATAATTTTAGTAAAAATATTTCTGTAAACAACGATATGTCAAAATATGTGCTGAAGGATTATAAAAAAAAGGTTAAGTGGAAGAACAAAGATCAGGTTAATTCTTGAGCCACTTTTCCTTTTATAAGTAAAATTAAAAATAAATAAAATTATGGATATTATATTAACAGTAGGATTAGCAATTGCAACTTATGGTTTTGGTTTTTTAAGTGGTGTGATCAACACAACAGAAACTAAAGAAATACAAGAAGATAACAAGCCAATAAACGAAGATAGAAAACAAGCATTTGAATTTGCTTTTAAAAACTATATAAATAAATAATAACTTTAATAAATTAAAAATGAAACTAAAATTAAATAAACAAGAATTAGAATATTTGACTATAATAATAGAACAAAATTTAGAAAAAAATAATTCTTTTATGAATATGAATAATGAAAATTATATGAATATGTTACACGATTTATACCAAAAATTAATAAATATAGAAGATAAATCTTTAAATAAATAATAACTAACTAAAAACAATTAAACAAATGAAATTAAAAATAATTAATTATAAAGATTATAGAATAAAATTAGCAAATATAATTAAAGAAGAAATTGTAGGAGAACAACTATGGAACGACAATATAAGTATAAATGATAAACAAATAAATGATTTGTCTAGCGATATTGTAGAAAAAATACTATATAAATTTGAAGTATCTAAAAAATAATAACTAACTAAAAACAATTAAACAAATGAAAAAAGATATAAATTTTTGGACAGAACTTTTAAAACAAGCATTAAAAAGTGGAGATATAATGTATGCAATGCATTGTGATAAAATGATTAATAAACTTAAACAATTAAACAAATGAAATTAGATGAATTTAAAAACAAATTAAATGATATGTTAGGCGATAAACATATTAATATAAGTGATAACGAAGATAAAAAAGTATCTAAAAAAGAAGATTTATTACAACAAAAAAAAGTATTAAATAATATTTTTGATATTTATAATGATGCTTTGTTAAATAAAATAAAAGAATAGTTATGAGTGGCAAATTACCAGTAACTAATTTCTCAGATACTACCTTAACATTCTTATGTATACTAGCGATACTCTTTGGGGGGTGCTAGGGGGGTATAGGGGGTATAGGGGGGTACTAGGGGGTATCTCTTATAAATAACTAACTAAAAACAACTAAAAATGAATACAATATCAACAGATCAAGCTAAAGAGCTTATATATAATAACAAATCTAAAATATTTAACGTAGAGTTTATAAAAAAAGATGGTACGCATAGATTAATGACTGCCAGACTACAAGTCAAGAAAGGTGTTAAGGGTGTAGGTCTTAACTTTGATCCATCTGAACATAATCTTATAACTGCCTACGATATGCGAAAGAAAGCCCATAGAATGATTAATTGCAACAACTTAGTGTCTTTATCAGCTAATAAGCAAAAGTATCTTATAAGCGATTAAAAAGCTATACAGAGCAATATTAAAGAGTATATTAATTTATGCTCTTTTTTTTTACAAAATTTTAAAAAATATTTTTGTAACTGCTACGAAACTGTTACGAAACTGCCGAAACTGTTGCGAAACTGTTGGAACTGCCTAAGATCAAGAGATTTTTTGAGATTTTCTTCTAGTGCCTTATATAGTAACTTGTTAAAAATCAATTTATTGACTGACAAATTAACATATTATTTTTTAACATTCTTTTGTTTTATTTGTTAAAAGTTTATATATTTGTGCAATAATTAATTAATAAAAAGAAAAAACAAATAAAAATTATTTGTGAACGTAAAAAAACCCAATAAAGTTTAAAGTCTTTCGTTCTCTTTTTATAAAAAATTAACTAATAAATAACAATAATATGAAATTAAATATTTTACAAAAACAAAAACCAATAAACAGAAATAAAAAAAACATCTTTAAAAATATATTATTTAATACTATTATGTTTATAATATTTTTTATTGGCTCAATTGCTCTTCTAATGTTGGGAGGCTTATTAGATAAAATATAAATATTAACTTAAAACTAAAAACAATGAAAATAACAACACTACAAAACACTATAAAAACTTTAATTAAAAGCACTGAAAATGAATTGTGGGAACACGATAAAAATAATTCTGGAATGTATGAAGATGAACCAGAAATATCAAGATTGAGGGGGCTTTTAGATGGTTATGAAGAAATTCAAAAATTAGTAATTAAATTAAATAAAAACTAAAAACAATGAATAAAACAAAAGAATTAGTATATAAAATGCTTACAGAATGCACAGGTGTGCATATGTGTGATAGTGGAATGACTGACAGCAGACACTGGCAAAGAAACCAAAAAAAGACAATTCAAGACTTTGAGAATGAGCCAGAAGAACATATATATAAAGAAGGTGATTATATTTACAGAGATTTATCTGTTTTTCATTATTTATCAGAATTAGAATTAGATGACATTTGCAACACCTTTAATAAGATAAACTCAGATTGTAAAGATTGGGACGCAAAAACAAATGATGATGATTATATTTTTGGTGTATCTAAAGAAGCGTGGGAATATTTAAAATACTTACCAGATACTAGATTAGATAATACTGGCGATAGATACAAACACTTAAACATAAAAGCAGATATAAGAGTTAATCGATCATTCAATACATATAATCATGAAAGTGATTTAACACAAACCTTACAAGGTGCTAATCTTACAATAAATAACGAAGATGAATATATATTAATCCAAATTCATAATGGTGCAGATGTAAGGGGAGGTTATACAGATGCGAAGTTGTTTAAATTAAATGAAGATGGAATGATTCATTCTTATTTATTTGAATGGCTAGAGCAGGAAGAATTAGAGCAAAGATATAACGAAAGCAAAGAAGAAACAGAAACCAGAGAAATAGAACGAATAGAAAAAGAATTAGTATAATTAAATACTAAATAACAATATTAAAAAGGTGCTTTAATTAGTGCCTTTTTTTTATGCTTATGCTTTAGTATTAAACTATTATTTAATTGCTTTAAACAGTCTTAAAACAGCTTTAAAAGGTTATTTAAACGTTTGTTTATATACGTTAATTAGTTTTGTTTGTGTTAATCTTAGTTAATTAAAAGTATTGTATTTTAATTTTTTTGTCTTGATTTGTATGCAAACAAAGTAAAAAAAGAAAGATTTACAACCATTTGAACAGTTTAAGTTCAAACTAAAACCAACTTTTTACAATTCTATGCCTGACATAATGACAAAGTATATTAAAATTAAGTTTGTTTTGTATAACTTTTTTTTAATAGGGTTTTACATTCCGTACTTGTCGGAGTCCCCTGCTTTTAGCCACATAAACACACATAACCAAAACCAAAGTTCAATTTTATAACTAGGCTATAATAGTTAGTAATAAATTTTCAAAGTTCTATTTTATAATTAGTATGTTTTGCTCAAGATTATTAGGTGCGATATGAGCAACAATGATCTCTATAGAGTTACAAACGAGAAGAAGAGATTAGTTTACTTCTTAGAGTTTGTTAAGGTAGTGTTTTTTTATTTAATAAACACATGGTTTTTGGAAATAATTTTATATTTAATATTTATATAGAAATAAGGTATTAAAAAATATGTTGTTATTATATCTTTGTACAAAATTAATTTTTAAAAAGAAATATAATGAGTACATACGATACTGACAATACCCTACTCTTTGAGATGTTAGGGAAAGGTGGTGGGACTGAGGTGTTCACAACTACTGCACAAACTTCTAAAGACTTTTATGCAATCTACTTTGTAACAGAAAGTGTTATATCTGCAATCACAGCACCAGAGGTAACCAATGCTTCTGCTCTAGTAACAACTATTCCTGCAGGGATGACACTATTTATGAGGGTAACAGCAATCACTTTGACAAGTGGTCTAGCAATTGGTTATTCAGAACATGATGGAAATATGAATGCTTAATAAAGCATAGTAGATCAACAAACACTTTAGTAACTAAAATATATAACAATGCTATCATTAGGTAATAAACTTACTCTTACTACTCAACCAATATACAAATTTGTAAATAAGTATTCTATTGACTTTGATGGAGTAGATGACTGTATAGTTACTGATGGTGCAGATACTGTACTGCAAAATACTACTTATTCTTTTTGGTGTAAGACTACCGAAACTGCACCTAACGTTGTTTTTGGACACGGAGATTATAGTAAAGGTGCATTTATGTTTAATCAAACTGCCAATAAACCACGACTAAGATTAGGAGATTATAAAGTTTTTTGGGATGGTGTAGAATTAGAAGCAAAGCAAGATGATGGAGAATGGCATCATTGGGTAGTGTATTTAGAACCTAATAAAATGTCAAACTCAAAACTATATGTTGATGGGGTTTTACAAGCAATTGATAGTGTTAATACAGGCGCTATTACAACTTACACAGAATCATTAACTATTGGTGGGGATAAAGAAGTAGGTGGTAATTACTTTGAAGGACAAATAGATGAGTTTGCAGTATTTGACAGAGAACTCACACAAGATGAGATTACTCGTATGTATAATACTTACTACTCTCCAAACAGAATAGCTAATGGTAACTTTAGTCAGATAGGAAACGAAGAAGTAACTAATGGAGATTTTAGTCAAGAAGGTAGTGAGTTAATTCCTGATGGTAATTTTACAAATCAAGCAGCAGTTGATTTTTGGAGCATAGCTGCTACAGGTGGTGTTGAAAGAGCAACAAAATCTCTTGAAGATGGTTTTATGAGATTAACTTATGATTTAGCTAATAGTTCAGCTTTGTTTAGGGTAAGTTTACTAACTTCAGGAAAGTCATATAAAGTTACGTTTAAAGCAAAAGGAACAGCTACTAATAAATTTGGTTCTATTGGAGATAATGCTAATATAATTGATAACCCTCAATTAGCTGTTTCTAACCCAAATTTAACAACTGATTGGCAAGACTACGAGTTTTATGTACCTGTTACAAGTTCTCTTCTTAGAATGTATTTAACAGGTGCTATTTCTATAGGACAAACTTTAGACATTACAAACATATCAGTAAAAGAGGTTGGGCAAGATTGGACTTTTGGTACAGGGTGGTCTATGGGAGATGGTAAAGTATTAAATACAGGTGGTGCTAATTTTTCTGATTTAACACAAAATAATACTAATATCACTATAGGTAAAAATTATGAAATTACTTATACAGTTTCTAATTATGTTAGTGGCTCATTTAAGTTTATAATGAATAATAATTCTGCATCAGGTTTAGAAAGAAATGCCAATGGAACTTATACAGATTATATATCAGCATTAAGTCAAGGTTATTCATTTAGAACACAAGGTAGTGGTTTTGTAGGCAGTGTAGATAATGTATCAGTCAAAGAAGTAGGACAGGGGTGGATATTAAATAATGGTGCAATAGTATCTAATGATAGTTTAAGTTTACCTGCAAGTAGTAGTTTGGTTAGTGCAGTATCAAATGTGGGAACTCAATATGCTAAAACTTTTAAATTAACATATACAATAATTTCTAATGATACAACAGGAGGAAATTTTAGAGTAGGTGGTTTATCAGGTGCATCTATTTTACCTAGTTTACAAAATTTAACTTCTACTGTAGGAACACATAGTATTAGTTTTACTTCTCCATCTAGTAATAAAAGTGTTTTAGATTTTTACCTAACATCAGGTGTCACTTCAGGTACATTAGTTTTAGACAACTTAGTATTACAAGAACTAAAGCACGACGCAACAAACCTTATGCTTAATGCAGGTGCTTATCAGTCAGCTAATCCTTTGATCACTTCTACTAAGAGTATGGAGTTTGATGGTAGTGATGATTACTTACAACTAAGCGAACCTTTTAGCCATACTAACCATACAATATGTGCTTGGATATATAGTGATAATGCAAATACTACTGATGAAATATTTTCTGCTTCTGATTCTGCTTCTGATGGTATTAGATTAATATTAAGAAGTACAGGTAATATTAGATACAGATTAAATGGAGTCAGTAATGATAGTGCAGCAGGTACAATAGAAGCAAACAAATGGTATTATGTAGTAGGAACTTATGATGGTACAACTTCTAAATTATATATAAATGGTGTATTAAGTAATAGTGTAGCTACAAGTCAAACTATTTCTACACCATCTACTAATCCTAAGATAGGGAATCAATCTTGGTCAGATGGAAGTTATTATGAAGGCAAAATAACAGAAGTAGGTGCTTATAACAGAGCATTAACATCATTAGAAGTAGCATCACTATACAATCAAGGTATGCCTACTAATCTACTTGTAAATAGAAACAACTATCAGTCAGGTAACCCTACAGTATTTAATACTAAGCAAGTTGATTTTGATGGTACTGATGATTATTTAAAAGTTACTAATAATTATGGTAGTTTCACAGGTTCAGTTTCAATGTGGTTTAAAAGAGATAACACAGGTAACCCTATGTATTTAATAGATGCAAGAGGAGATAGTGCAGGTGGTACAGGTTATATTATAGTTAATTCAAGTGTTTTTACAGTAAGTTCAGGAACAAGATATGTAGATGGTGTAGCAAAAACAACTATGCCTACAGATGCAAATTGGCATCATATGGTTGTTACAGGAATAATTTTAGATATTGATGAAGATTTAAAAATAGGTTCAAGGTATAATCAAACAGAAGAATTAGAAGGTAATATAAGTCAAGTTGGAATGTTTAACTCTACACTAACTGCTGATGAAGTATCTTCTTTATACAATCACGGATTACCTATTGACTTAACGACAGACCAAGCAGCTTATGAATCTTCATCTAACTTAGTAGGTTATTGGAGAATGGGTAGTGGTACACTAGATACTTATCCATTGATTGCAGACCAAACAAATGCTACACTTGGTTCTAACACTTTAACAGGAAATAATAGCACTTTTGATACAGGTATAGGAAATTGGTATCAATATAACGGAGCAAGTTTAACAC